AAGACCAAATAATTTTAGATTTTAATACAGCAGCATAGGAGAAATTAAATGCCTACAAATACAACGGGTCCATTAAAAGACGTATCTAAAGAAGTCAAATATCTTAATAAAGATTTTGAAGGTTTTAGAAATGATTTGATTGAATTCGCTAAAAGTTATTTTCCAAACACATATACAGACTTTAATGAGTCTTCACCAGGCATGATGTTTATTGAAATGGCAGCTTACATTGGTGATGTTCTCTCTTACTATGTTGATAATCAATTCAAAGAATCTATATTAGCATACGCTGAAGAAAAAAGAACGGTTTACAATATTGCACAATCTTTAGGATACAAACCAAAAGTTAGTTATCCTGCAACAACTGTATTAGATGTTTTCCAAACTGTTCCTGCTACAGGAGCAGGAGACTCTACTAGACCAAACATGAATTATGCTTTAACTGTAACAAATGCAACAAAAGTAAAATCTGAAACTACAGGCAAAACATTTAGATTTATGGATAACGTAAACTTTAAATATTCAAGTTCTTTCGACCCTACTACTGTTTCCATATTTGAAACAGACTCTAATGTTCCTACAAAGTATTTGTTAAAGAAAAGAGTTAGAGCTATTAGTGGTGATGTAAAAGAAGAGTTAGTTACATTTACTTCTGCAGTTCAGTATGATAAAATAGTGTTGGGTAATCCTAATGTTATAGAAATTATATCATGTATAGATAGTGATGGAAATAATTGGTATGAAGTTCCTTTTTTAGCACAAGATACTATATTTGACGAAGTAGAAAACACATCAGCAAATGATTCTGAGTTGACACAATTTAATGATACAGCACCTTATCTACTAAAGTTAAGAAAGACACCACGAAGATTTACAACATTTATCAGAGATGACAATAGAACTGAGTTGAGATTTGGTGCAGGTGTATCAGATAATCCTGATGAGGAAATAGTTCCAAATCCAGATAGAGTTGGTTCATCACTAGCAAGTGGTGTTAGTAAGTTAGATACTGCTTTCGATCCCGCAAATTTTTTAAATACAAGAACTTATGGATTAGCACCAGCCAATACAACATTGACAATTAAATACACTGTAGGTGGTGGTATAGAAGACAACGTTCCTGCTAATGATATTAAAAATTTAAATGATGTTACTTTTGATATAGATGAAACTAACTTAGTAGCAGCAACAGTTCAAGATGCAAAAGATTCAGTAGCGGTTAATAATCCAGACCCAGCCGCAGGTGGTAGAAGTGGTGAATCTTTAGTAGAGGTAAAGAATAACGCACTTGCTTATTTTCAAGCACAGAGTAGAGCAGTTACAAAAGAAGACTATATGATAAGAGCATTATCTCTACCACAAAGATTTGGAAACATAGCAAAGGTTTATATAGTTCAAGATGAACAACTTAATCAATCTGAAGAAGATGTCATGGATAATGAGGGAGCTGCAGCACCACCACTTGAGGAACAAATAGAAAATATAAATCCTTTGGTTCAAGAAGCAGCAGATTTAAAAACAGCAAAAGCAGAAGCTAAAGTTGAAAGTGCTGCAAAGGTTAGAGAAAAAATAGCAAAAGCTAGAATGACTGCACCTAAATCAAGTGAGAGTGAACCAGATGTGTCGTTTGGTGGTAGCGGAGCATCAGCAACAAATCCACGTGGTAGAGGAGGATACTAATGGCTACTAAAAAAGCATCAAGAATACCTAATCCATTAGCATTAAATATGTATGTGTTAGGATACGATTCAAAGAAAAAATTAGCAAACTTAAATCAAGCAGTTAAAGAAAATTTACAAACCTATCTTGGTCAATACAGAATGGTTACGGATGCAATCAATATTAAAAATGCTTTCGTAATAAACATTGGTGTTCAGTTTAGTATCATGACACGACCAAACTTTAATAAGAACGAAGTTTTAGTTAGAGCTATAGAAGAAGTAAAAACATTTTTTGATATTGATAGATGGCAAATAAATCAACCAATCGTTTTATCTGAATTGGTTTATAAGTTAAGTCTAGTAGATGGTGTAGCGACTGTAGTTCCACCTGTAGAAAACAATAAACAATCCTTACCAATCGTTATAACAAACAAATATAAATCAGCAAATGGTTACTCTGGAAATCTATATGATATAGAAGCCGCTACAAAGAATGGTATAATTTATCCATCATTAGACCCGTCAATCTTTGAACTGAAATTCCCTGGCACAGATATTGAGGGTAGAGTAGTAGGAGATAACTAATGCATTATTTTGAATTCGCTACAGCAGATGCAACATTATATGAGGGTGAAGCAACCCAATCAGTAAACACAGGTTTAGACCCCATACTTGAAGTTCGTAAAGACATGAATGATACTGGTACGGTTATAAACGTATCAAGAGCATTGGTAAAGTTTGATATGAGTTATATAAGTGCTTCAGTTCAAAATGGATTGATACCTAAATCAGCAAAGTATTATCTTAATCTATATGATGCAGGTTCAAGTGATTTACCATCATCACAAACACTTTACGCTTATCCAGTAAGTCAATCATGGACTATGGGTGACGGAACATATCATTCTAATCCACAGATTACAGAGGGTTGTAGTTGGAGATATAGACATGGTGAGATAGATGGAACACAATGGATAAGTGGTAGTAACAATACTGGTGGAACTTGGTTTAGTGGTAGTTACGCAAACGGAACAAGAAACTTTACACGTTCTGCTTCTTTAGAATATGAGACAACCGATATCCGTATGGATGTTACTGACATAGCACACGCTTGGATTTATAGTGGTTCACTATATGCTAATGAGGGTTTCATGGTAAAACGTAGTGGTAGTGTTGGTAACACAGATAGTGGTAGCGGAGTTCAAGAGGGTGATGGTATACAATACGGACAACTTAAATTTTTCTCAAGAGATACATCCACTATCTATCCACCTAAGTTAGAAGTTGAGTGGGATGACCATAGTTGGAGCACAGGTTCTCTTGAACCACTCACAGGTTCAGCTTTAGAAGACACTGTAATTTACTTCAAGAACTTACGTGAAGAGTATAAACAAAATAGTAAAGTTAGATTTAGACTTGTAGGTAGAGAAAGATATCCTAAGAAAACATACTCAACCACAGCAGCTGAAGTAGCAGTAAAATATTTACCAAGTGGTAGTCAGTTTATAGAACATGGAACTTATTATCAAGTAAGAGATGCAGTAACAGACGATGTAATAATTCCTTACGGAACAGGTTCAATTGTTAGTTGTGATACAGAAAGCAACTTCTTTAATATTTGGATGAATGGTTTCCAACCAGAAAGATATTATAAGTTTGAGATAAGAGTGGTGACAGGTTCTAAATCAAGTCAAACTCAAATAGTAAACGAATATGATAATGAATATGTATTCAAAGTAAGTAGATAATGCCTTATACAAAAGAACAACTCAAAAATAATGAACATTATGAGAGAGTGATAGAAGCAACTCGTAGAGAACAAATAAATACTTTTGTTAAAGATGAGAGAGACTTTGAAGCTTCTGGCTCTAACTCTGCCGCAGCTAAAACTCTAAGAATGAAGTCAGGTGAATTTGTTTCTATACCTGAGATAGAAGACGATCCTACACAAAAGATAGTTGTTAAGAACGAAACCTATTACGTAACTGAAGATGCTGATAAGTTTATTGATACTAATATAAATGAGTTACTCAATAACAATCCCGTTCAGACTTTAACTGTAGGTGAGTTTTTTAGGGAATATGAAAAACTAAAAGATACCATTCAATCAGAGGGTGCATTAGAATCTCATAGATACTTGTATGAGCAGGCTTTGATATATCTTAATCAAGGTGATGAACTTGCTGATATGAAAGCAGAATTACAAAGGGAGATTGACAACCTAAGACAATTACAGGTTGAACTTCAAGCAGAGATACAAGAAAATGTTGAAGAAGATAAAGTAGACGCTGCGTTTGCAGAGTATCAAGCAAGAATGGAATTGTATAAAAATACAACTAAAGCATACACAAGACAAGAGTGGGATAGTAACGGACAACCAAAAGCATCAGAGACGGCTGGATATCAAGCTCTAAGATTTATTAGACATCCACTTGGAAACAATCCAGGTAAAGAACATACCAAACAACACGTAAAAGTTACTTACGTAGGTTATGGAAGAAAAAACAAAAAGAAACAAAGAAAGAATCAAACACCTGTGACATTTAGTGTGGAAGCAGTTGGAGACCCAACACTAACTTATGAATGGCAAGATGCAGCAACAGGAACAAGTGTTAAGTTTCATGAAAAAGCAAAATATTTTAAAGGTGAAGACACAGCAATACTATCAGTAAACAATGGTTATAGATATGGTAGTGGTTTTGGTCCTACGTTAAGATGTAAAATAACAGACCAATCAGGTGAAAGATTTTCAGAGAATTGTGAAATAAGTAGAAGAAATGTTAGAGCTAGGAAATAAAAATGCCAAGTAAACAGATACCAGACTCAAGTATAAGTAGAGAAAATATAGAATCAGATTTTGGTAGATTTCCAACTGATTTTATAGAATACTGCGTATATGATTCCGATGATAATTTTATCGTTGCTAAAATAATAGATGGTGGTGCTAAATCAGATTTAGTCGAATTAAATCCTGGCAGAGATTTGAGAAATTGTGGTTTAGTAGCAGGAAAGTATAAAGTAGTATACAAATTTTTGAGACAAAGAGGTGGTAAACCAAGAGTATTTTTTGTAGATGAAGTAGGTGAAATGTGGAATGGTGACATTCGTCAAGAGGGTGATAGATACTTTAAAGGTGCAGAATTAGATTTGAATAATTCTACTACAAGAGAAGAAGTTTTTATTTTTGATGATACATACGTGGTTCATGAAATATCACCATCAAGACAAGAAGTTAGAATAATACCAAAGGCTTCAGATATATCAGAATACCAAAATGGATTTGCTTCTTTAAACTTCAAGGAGTTTAGATACAATCCAATCCTAACTGATATAGCAGGTGATGGAAAGATTGACAGTGCAGACCCATTTAAGTTTACGTCTACATTAGATGATTCTGATGGTGGATTTAGAGAAGAAATGGTTGGTGGTTTTATAGAGATACAAAACGCATTTATTACAGGATACGAAGAAACAGTTTCATACAAACAAGTTCCTAATCCTGCTTTTGTAGCAAGTCAACCTACCGATGAACCACCACCTGTTAACAGAATAAATTTAGCAAAAGAAGTAGCAAGAGAAAGAGCAGATGTTGAAAGAGCTAAACAATTACAACCAAAGGTAGCTAAAGAAGATTCAGCTGAAGAAAGAAATCCTCTTAAACCAAGAAGTTCAAGAGTTAGAGCAACTACAAATACTAACAGAGGGTCATCTACTGCAAGAGATGATTTCGATTTATAATGGCTAGGTCAAGAAGAGAAGAATTTTTATATGGTGAACGTCAAGGTATGGCTGAAGTTGGAGTTGGTCCTTCTGAGCCAGAATCTACACCTACCGATCCTGGCTTAGGACAATCTGCAGAGAGTGAAGTTGCTATGGATACTTATGGTTCTCAAGAGAATACTGCTAGAGAGGTTATAAGAGCAGCTCAAACCGATGAGGATCCTGAACCAGGTGCACCAAGTTTAGAAAAACTTACACCACCACCACCTCTACCAAAAGAAACTAAATTAGCAGAACCTGACATTGTTCCAGCTACTGTGAGACCAGCACCACCTCAAAATCCACCACCACCTACACCTGAATTTTTAACAGAAGAGGTTAGAACTTTTAAACCCATATACAGGTCTTTCAGAGCTCAAGTTGTAGAAGTCATAAATAGGAATACAGTAAAACTTGACACCGACTTTAATCAGAAAGCTCAAGAGAACGGTGTGGTTGAGGGTGACTATCAAGGAACAGACCCAAGAGCAAGGTTGACATATAATGTTACGTATCCAAATTTTAGAATAGATGATTTAAAAACAAGTCTACACTTCGACGAAGATAAAAATGCATTGGTGACTAATATGCAGTTAGATGACACTACTGTTACTGAGTATCCACATTCATTTGTAATGAAGTTAGATGAACCACTTGATTCAACTATAGTAAAGGGTAATGAATTATTAGTAGCAGATGAAATAATACCTCCCGTTACAGAAGAGGTTGTCTTAGTTCCACCAGCAGAGGAAGACAACTACACAGTTCTTAGGAGTCCTAATACTGACGAATTGGGTGATTCACCAAGAAATAGAGGAACAAATTTTGTAACTCAAGATACATTAAAGACGACCGACCCAAGAATTAAAAAAGACTTTGAGGATACGTTAGTATCTGCAAGTTTAGCAAGTGTAGATTTAAACATAGATTATTCCGTCTATGGTAATTTTGTAAACTTTAGTTCTGCAGAACAACGATTAAAGAATTTCAAGTCTAAGGTTACTAATATAGATACTTACACAGCAGAGAGTTCTTCACTTGTAGCAGTTAGTGCATCTGGTGCAGATGTAAGAAAGTGGGATAGAAAGATAAGAGAAGTAAAACAAAACTTTACACCATACGAAAAATATCTATGGGAAAACTCTACTTCATTTGTATCGGGTTCTGTATTGAGAGATACAGTTAGATATGACGCTGCCTGGCCTAAGTCAGGTGGTTCTGGCACATACGCAGATCCGTATATAAATTATCCTGTTACTTCCTCACAAGCAATAGCATGGTTTGATGGACAAGTGACAAGTGCTAGTGCATACGATGCAGCAAATAGAAATAGTGTAAAAAATCTATTACCACAATTTGTCAGAGAAGATAGTGGTAATGATGACTTTATCAAGTTTGCTGGAATGATTGGTGAGTTTTATGATAACATATGGACATACATTAAACATATGGATAAGATACACGATCGTAGTGAAGGTATTGTAGATAGGAATGAGGGTTTTCCAGATGACTTGGTATTTGATGTAGCAAAAGGTTTAGGATTGAATGTAAAGTCAAACAAAGATTTGATTTCATTAGAAAGATGGCATTTAGGTCAGTATCTATCAGGTTCTACCTATGTTCAGTATTCTTCTACACCAGAAAAGAAAATACAACAAGAAATTCAAAAAAGACTTGTCAACAACTTACCTTTCTTTCTAAAAACAAAAGGAACACCAAGAGCACTACAAAGTGTTATAAATTGTTATGGTATACC